TGATGGTGGGGACGAGTCCCCATGAGTTCACGCGGTCGAATTTCTTGCGTTCGAAGAGGTGCCGGATGACGTCGACGAGCGGCTTGATCTCTGCGCCTTTTCCACAGTCCAGAACGCGGCGGACGATCTCGTCGTCGGGCGGGCCCAGCCTGGAGTGCCGACCGAGGTCCCATAATAATGATCGAACGAAGGCAACCTTCTCCGGATCGTGAGGCCAAAAGTCGGTTGGCCGTTTTTGTGGCCTTGGACGCTCTATAAGCTCACGGACGCCCGGCGACGTAGGGTACGGCGTTTTTGGCCCTTGCGTCGCCATAGGCCGCGCGGAACCCGCTCCCGCGACGGCTCGTGCTTCGCGTCGGGGTCCTTGCTCCATCGTCGGCGGTTTTTTCGTGGTAGGAGAAGAAACAGCGGCGGCGGGGTTCCCTTCTCCCCCGGACCCCCTCTTCCCTCTGCCGCCGTTAGTGTCCACAGAAGCCTCTTTGGTAGAACTTCTTTTCTTATAGAGATGTGCATCCGACTGCACATCTGGATGTGCACTGCAATGCACATCTGGAGCCAGCTTGTGGAAATCCGGCTCCAGGACGCGGAACGAATTCACGTAGTTTCCACGCGTCCATTCGATCAGCCCGAGGCTTCGAAGCCGCATGAGCAATGTGATTAACTGCCTTCTTTTCAACCCTATCTCGGCGGCGAGTGTGTCGTGTTTGACACGGCAGGTGCCGCCGCGATTGGCGTGGAGCCGCAGCCGACCGTAGAGAATCACCAAGGCGTGCGGCAACCCGATTTCCAACAGGGCTGTGGAAACTTTTACGAAGCTCGGCGGCGTCATTGGAGCCCCGTTTCGTGCGCCCGGACCCACGTGAACAACTGGTCGATGGAAGACACGGTTGCGACACGGATGCGACACACGCGCAACCGGCTGTGGAGCAACTCCTGGTCCTTGGAGATGGTCGCCTTGGGGCGTTTCACTTCCAGCAGGAAGCCCGGAAGGGTCGCGTGCAGAACCACGTAATCGGGTGTTCCCTTCGGCACGCCGTGGATCACGCGTTTGCCGTCGAGCGTGCGGAAGACGCCCGCGTGCAGACGGATGGTCCAATAGCCGCGCGTGGCCAGATAGTCGAGACAAGCCTTCTCAACGTCGTTTTCGGAGAGCTTCGGCTTCCACGGTTTCAAGCTAAACGTGCGGCTCATTGACAACCCTCAACGGTGACTGGTTCGCGGTTTAAGCAACAGGTCGGTCCCCCAGCTGGCGTTGCGGCGGAGGCGTGCGTTTCGGAAGCTCGATGTCCTTCGCCGCTTGTTGTGCGGTCGCGTGCAGCGCTCCCATTACGCGCTGGCTATGATCGAACCGCCGCCGCTGCTCATCGGTGAGCTTGTGCTCGTTGACCGCGCCGAGCACCGCGAACGACTTCTTGATGACGCGCACGCCGGTCTTCATCTTGCTCTGCGAGTGGCCGAGCTTCTCGGCGTCGTCGCACACGCGCAGACCAATGCTGACGTTTTTTACTCGGCCATCCTGTTGGGCCACTGGCGCACGCACGTAAGTTAGAACGATGCGATGGTCAGCTTGCAAGTCGCGTCGCCAGGAGCGAAGCACCGCTTCGTATCGGTCGTTTCGTTTCTCCATCCCGAGCGTGGCGAGCACCGCTGCGTGTTCGAGGATGCGTCCGTGCTCCAAACTCTCGACCGGGAACGCCACGTTCAGTTTCGCCACGTCTGGCTCGTAAGGCAGTCCGCCTCTAAAGATCGTCGCCTTCAAGCTGTTGTCCATCGTCGTTTCCTTTCCGTCCCATCGGGACCCTTGCCTAGCCTTGCCACGCCTTGCCGTGCCTCGCCTTGCCGGAACCGCGCCGCGCCGAGCGCTTGCCAAGCCCTGCAACGCCGTGCCACGCCTTGCCCCTCAAGCTCTTTTCTTCGTCGTCCCATAGGGACCCTCGCCGAGCCGAGCCTTGCCGCGCACTGCCAAGCCAGCCCAGCCGTGCCACGCCGATCACTGCCTTGCCCCAAAACAACACCTGCGTCCCATTGGGACCCTTGCCCGGCCTAGCCCCGCCCGGCCTGGCCCCGCCGGGGCCTAGCCGCACCGAGCCTTAAGAAACTTCAACGTCGAACAATCCCCACGTGCCGGGTGTCGGCGAACTCGGACGCCAATCACACAAGCCTTTGTATTTACCGGCAAGCTCAAGAATCGTTCGCACCAACTCGATGGTGATCTGCGTGTCGACGATGATGATGGTTCCCTCGATAGACCACCCGTCGAAGCGCGGACGCACACGGATGTGTTTGTTCTTGCCGATCCGCACGCGCCGATAGTCCAGCCGGAAGTGGTTGTCGACCGCAGCCGCGAGATGCTCCTTGAACGTTTCCAACTTGCGGAACTTCTGCAACGTCTTCATCGAGAGCGTCTTGCCGTTGATCTTCAGCGGCCAGTAGAAGTCCTGGCAGATCAGCCCGCTCTGGCTCGCTTCCTTGAACGTCTTCTGACCCTTGCCGGTCGGCACGAGGGCCGCGCCCTGCATGATGGCCTTCATCACATTTTCGGAAGGGATTACAACGATGCCTTCCTCGGGTTCGTCGTAATACAACGCGCCGAGCCAACGCCACGGCGGGGTTCGGTCGTCGCCAGCCTTGGAGAGCTTCTTGTTGTTCGGGTCGTTTTTCCAGACCTCCATTTTGTCGGCCCATTCAATTGAGTCAGAGTGCATGAGCATCGGGCCTCTGCCCGTGATCTTCACGTGTACGGTTTTCGTCTTTGCTGGTTCCATCGTTGTTCCCTTTCGTCGTTTGATATTCAGTCCCATTGGGACCCTCGCCTCGCCAAGCCAAGCCAAGCCAGAACCTGACCTGCCATGCCGAGCCGCGCTACACTTTCAAAAACCTTTCCGTCCCATAGGGACCCTTGCCGAACCTCGCAATGCCCCGCCGCGCCCAGCCTGGGCTAGCCGTACCGAGCCGAACTTCGTCCCATAGGGACCCTTGCCAAGCCAAGCACCGCCACGCCTAGCCATGCCGGGACCAGCCCAGCCACACTCACAAAGCCTCCGCGAGTATCCGGGTGAACTCCCGCTTGCAGCCTTCGCACAGGACGGCCTTCTCAAGCTCGACGGACGAGAAGTATGTCGTGCGTGCGCTGTTTTTGGTGATGGCCATGCGGCAGAACGCCATCTCGCCGGTGCCGCCGAACATCATTAGGTGCCGCACGCCCGCCAGCTGCACCACGCGGATCTGCATCTGGCCTTCGTGATATTGGCGCAGCGGGTGTTGCTGGTAGCGTTCCTCTTCGATGCGCGACGCCTTCTCGACGCACGCCACGCACACCAGCTTGCCGCTCGGGATGAGCTTCTTGCACTTGTTGCAGATCATGGGGGATCACTCCGCGTCGGCATCATCGCTGCTCAACTCAACAGGGTCTTCGCCGAACCGTTCTCGACAGACACGCGCGATGTTCAGCGCGATGCGAGTGTTCTCTTTAGCGCGACGCCTGTAGGCTGTGAAGTTGAAGTCGAAGTCAGCCTTCGACCAAAGCTCCATCTGCCGCCACACTGGCGACTGGCCACGTTTCGTCGCGGTCGGACCGGCGAACGGGATGCCCTCTGGAGTGATCTGACCCAATGCATCCCGCACTTGGTCCTTTGCCTTCACGCGGGCCATCGCTAATAACTCAGTGTCCGACCACACCTTTTCGCGGATGCATTTTTCGGTGTGCTCCTCGATGGTGCTCCCGATCACGAAAAGACTCCGAATTGTGGCTGCTCGGGAAGCGGCGTCGTCGCGGTCGTCTCCGAACTTGTAGGTGTTCATTGGATGGCTCCTTTTCTGTTTTGGTTGTCGCGATAAGCGTTGAAAGAACCGGCCCGCACTTGCGCGAGCGCTGCTCTCAATTCGGTGCGGATACTGACGAGCGATGGCGTGAGTGGATCGTCAGGATACGGTTTGATGGCCGCGCCCAGGTAGCGAAGCGCGTTCTCCAGGATGCCGATGCGCGGGTCGGGCATCGGGGGGAGTTCCGCCGCCTTGGTGAGCGCGAGCGATACGTCTCGCGGGTCCTTGCTCTTGCTCAACCCGTAGATCTCAGCGCGTTCGGTCGGCTTCTTAGAGGAGATGTTCTCCACGATCTGCACTGCCATCGCCGGGTCCATCAGCTTCGCGCACGCGATCACGTCGGCCACCTTCTCGCGTTCGGGAGCAGGCAAGCCCTCCAGCCGTTCACGCACGCGCAGCACGTCGGACTGCTTCCATTGCGATCCCTTCATGAACGGGAATTGTTCGGCGGTCGCCACGTGCTGCTCGGCACGGACGAGCGTGTCTTCGCTGACACCCAAATCCGCCGCCACTTCTGGTTTCGGCTTGCCGTATTGCGCTGGCCGCCCACCTGAAGGTTTATCCGCACTCTGCGGGGAAACCTCCGCCGCTCGCTTCGCATTCTCGACCAGCTTTTTCGACGACTCGAACCGCCGCGCCCGCTCCCGCTCGGTCAGGGACTTGCGGTTGTCGTTCTCCTCAAGCTCGATGTCGCGAAGTTCAGCCTCCGTGAGTTGGCTGCGTAGTTGGACAGGGACCGTCTCCCACTTGAGTAGCTTCACCGCGCGAAGGCGACGCTCGCCGCAGACGAGCAGTCCTGTTTCGTCTACTACGAGCGGCTCCAGCAAACCGACGCGTGCAATGCCGGTTGCCAGCGCAGCGATGTCACCGAAGTCCTCGCGGCGTCGCGGACCAACCGTGATCTTACCCACAGGAACTTCTACGACGCGCATGGTGTAACGGCTCCCGCCATGACGCATCAGGCGTCCGTCGCCTTCTTTTGATGTTTGACCGTAGTTGCTCACGCCGCCGCCTCCGCTTTCTTCTCAGGCATCGGGTGAAGACACTCTGCCGGGACCCAATAGGCGAGGCCCTTACCTTTCGGGTTGTCGAGCCACTTCGGCTTCATCGCGTCCGCCGCAAGTATCCAACCGACGATGTCGAAGGTCGGCATCGTGCCGCGCACGAGCACGAAGCGTCTTTCTGGATGAGCCTCGGGCCGAACGATCAGGCGACCGTTCGGGTTGGACGTGCAGCGAACCTCGATATCGGGAGCGACGTCGGGTTCGTCGTGGGTGTTCACGCCCGCCAGCCAGTATTTCTTCAGGGCCTTGGCGACCGCCATCTCCGCTCCCGCGTGGGTCGTCTCGCTCGCGTGGGGGTCTTCGTCGTGATGCTTAGCGAACGGCGGTCGGTGGTAGCCCTCGCGGATCGTTTCTATGTACCGAAGGTGCCCACACCATCCGGCCAGAAGTTGCTCGTACCACGTCAGCGTGATGATCACGTTGTTTGCTCCTCCTTCTTCTCTTCAACCTGCGCGGCGACGCCAGCGTAGTTGAGGTTCATATTCCGTGCTCCGCTATTCCACGCGCTTTTCGGAGCGAGGTCCCATGCTTCGGGGCGAGGTCCCGCAGACCCATGAGGCGTTCCTTCTCGAAGGCCACGGTCAGGATGCGGGAGACACCCTTCCGCCCCGAGTTCCCCGAGTACCCTATGGCTTCGGCGATTTGCGTCGGCGTTAGCCCGTCCCGTCTCATGCTCAGGAGTCGCTGCTCGTTGGCGGTGAGCTTGAACGCGTTTCGGTCCAGTCGGTGAAAGCTCACGCACGCTCCTTTCGGACCGGTTCCAGCCGGGAAGGGTTCTCGGCAGGAAGGCCCAGCGCTGCCCTATACGCGGCCCTGTAGGCCCTGCGGCCAGCGCGGCGAGCCAGGAGCCGGGCGGCTATAGCCTCGGCCCAGTCGTCCACAAAGAGCCCGAGCGCAATCAATCCGATTGCGCCCGAAGCCACCACCAATAGACCCGCGTTGAACCAGTCGATCACGCGACGGCCCTCCGTATTTCAAAGGGAAAGGCGGTGAAAGAACTAGCAGCGGCGTCAACACCGCGCTGCCGGTTCTTTGATGCCGCCGCTGGCACGGGAACCTTGCCGGTGATCACCAGTTCGTTCTTTTGGTCCCGGTATACGATCTTCAGGTCCAGAAGCTTTTCGAGGATCGCGCGGCGTCCCTCGTAAGTGGTCGGCTCGTTCGCTTGGATCAAACGCACCGCAGCCTCGGCCTGCACCTTGGTCGGCATCGACACCACGCGGCCCGCGCTATGCAACTCCGCTTCGATCTCGCCGCAGCGACGCGCGTTGGCCGACAGCTTCTCGCGATAGTCGCCGTAGTTCTTGAGGCCGTCCTCGATCATCTGCCGCCAGTTGCCCGCCTGCGTCTGGAGCCGCTTCAGTTCCGCCGCCAGTTTGTCCGCCGCGCCACTCGGCTTGCCCTTCGCCTGCGCGTCGTAATAGGCGTTGCCGCACCGCAGGAGCCGCGCGGGGTCCGTGATCATGTCCCACAACGCGCCCCACGCGGTCCGCTCGATGGGTTCGATCCGCACGAAAGGTGCATCGCACAGCGACTTGTAGGGACCCTTGTTTGTGTGGTTCCCGCAGATGTAATAGAACCGCCCGCGCGATTGTCTGCCGTGGCAGCAGTGGTCGCACCTGCCGCAAAACAACATTTGGCGCAGCAGGTAGATCGTCGACGGACGTCCTTCCCACTTGCCGCCGCCGTTCGATGTCATGCTCCGCTGGACCCTCTCCCACTGCTCGGGCGTGACGATAGCCGGGCAGGGGATCGCAACGCCAGCCACCATGTGGACGCCCTTGTACGAACTCTTCTGAAGCAGCTGCCGCGCCACGGATCGGCTCCAGAGGCCGGGCTCATACTGCCCGGGCTTGCCGGGACTGAGGATGCCTTTCTCGTTGAGCCGCGCGGCGACTTTGTAGGGAGAGATCCCTTCCTGGTCGATCCAGTCGTACATGGCCCGGACCACCTTGGCGTTCGGCTCGTGAATCACCATGCGCTGGCCGTCCTTCTCGCGCTTGTCGACATAGTTGTAGCCGAACGGGACGGCTCCGCTGGTGAGCTTTCCCATCGCGTGCTTGTGATCGCGCCCGCCTTTGGAACGCCGATGCAACTCGCGAAGCTCCATGCCCGCCGCCGTGCCCGCCGCGCAGCAGGTGGCGTAGCCTTGCGCCGTCCACGGTTCGACGCGGCCTTCGCGTGCGCTGAAGATGGTCTTCTTCCAGTCAGCGAAGGGATCGAAGATCATGTTGTCGCTGAACCGCTTCGGGCGAGTGAGCCGGTCGATGGCGGACAACGAGATCCCGTCGATGTCGGGCGACTCCATGTCGCGGAGCAGCCGGTGGATCTCCTCTTCCTTGAGAACCGCCGTGCCGCTGACACCCTTCAACTGCAAGGTGCGGACGACTTCCACCGGGTGAGTTCGTTTGATGTAATCAAGATCCGCGCGTTGCCGTTCGACGTCTTGGTGATCCGTGCTCACACGCAGGAACTCGATGATGCGAAGCCGTCGCGGGAGGCTTGGCTGGTATGTCGATGTCGGGTTCATTAGCGTCGGCCTCCTTTCGTTTCTGCTGGCACGCTTCGAGAAGCGTCTCGAACAGGCTGAACGCCAGCGCGTCGTTTTCCACTTCCACCAGCAGCGTCGTCGCCTTGGGCGGCACGTCGTTCGGCGGCGAGCGCTTTCCCGATTTGAGTTCGTTTCCCATTGGCGATTCGATCCACTCCCGCAAACGCGATCCGCTTAAGCTCGGCGACCTGCGCCTCTGCCCGGGCGATGCTGCGTGCCGCGCATAGAGCCAGCGCGATACCCGCGTCCGCCGTTCCACTGGATTCGTGGACCACCCTGCCGTCTGCGTTCTTGTAAACCATCCACCACACGTTGCCGCGAATTCTGATTGAGCCGGTTCCGTAGGGCAACCTCGGAGCCGCTGTCGTTTTTTTGTTCATGTGTTGACGTTACCATTGTGCGTGTACATCCTTCTGGCGTCACACCTTGAGCCGCCGCACGAGCGTCTCCAGCACGCCGATGGTGGCCCAGCGATCCCCGCCGTTTGCGATGTAGTTTGCGTCGCGGTTGTCCGAGCCGAACGGGAAGGCGATCAGAATAAAGCCCGTCACTCTGTGTTCGCCGGTGTCGCCGCCGTTGAAGTGCTCGTCGAGTAGCCGCGCCGCGTCGATCATCACTTCCTTCGTCCCGTTGTCCATGTTGTCCATAGCGATTCCCTTTCTTTATCGGGCGCGGTGGCCATGCAGTAACCACCGCGCCCGTCCCCACCACGCGTGCTGTCCAGAGACACGCGCGGCGAAAACTTAAAAAGCCGGGCACGGCTCGACAGGAGGAGTCGCCGTGCCCGCTCCGATCAAACTCTCATGACGCCCGGCTTGCCCCCGACCGTCAACTGCGTCAACTCCACATTCGTCAACAGCGGGAACCGCTTCCAGAGAAGGAGCATCAACTCGCCCGCAAGATCCTGGAGCCCTTCCTCGTTCGCGAGCTTCAGCAACTCCAGCAACGAGCCGAGCGAAGGCTCCATCCCGTGCTCCCACAGACTCACGGAGCCAGCCGTCCTGCCAAGCCGCGCGGCGAAACGAGGCTGGCTCCAGCCCAAAGCTCGACGGAGCCTTAGAACCACCGCGCCGGTCTTGCCGTTCCTCGCCATCGCTCACCAGCGTTCCGGCAGCAGATCGGTCGCGATCAACTCGCGCGGCGGGTTGTGGATGTCGAAGCCGATAAACCGCGCCAGCGTGCCGTCCGCCTTGCGCTCGCTAAAGATGAACCCAGCGGTCATCAGTGCGTCCACGTAGGTGCGGCCCCGGATCATATCCACCGCGTCGTTTTCGTCGAAGGTAATTTTCATGCCGTTGTCCTCGCTGGCCTATTCCACACGCCCAACTCCTCGCCGCACTTCCGGCAGACCGACTTGGTCTGGTCCCTGGTCACCTGCGTCTCGAACGCGATATGCAGCCGACCGTTCGCGCACCGAAGCGACCGCCGCCCCGGTGCCGGTGCGAAGATCCACGGGTGCCGATCCGTCCAACGGAGGTAGCCGGATCTCATCGGTGCCTTCGCCGGGGTTCGAGGAAGTATGTTCTCGGCGTGCGGTAGCGACGCCGCCGCAGCCACACGCGAAGCTGGTTGAGCCCCACGAACAGCAGCAAGCCGACCAAGAGCGCCAGCCCTGCGCGAATATGGTCCCCGCTCAAGCATCACCGTCCGGGTCCTTGAACCCGAAACTCTGCTGCTTCTCCGCGAACGTCATCGGCTCGGTGCGAAGCGGCTTGTTGTTGTCGACGCGAATCAGCCTCTTCATTCCGGGCTGCGGGTCGTCGAGAACCGTGATGTATTCGACCTCGCGCATCTCGTAGCGGTTGTTCAGCTTCTCGGTCTCTTCGTCGCGGTGCTTTTGGGCGGCTTTGAGGTTCGCGCCGAAGAGCTTGTTCTGCATCTCCCTCTCGACTAACAGGTCGGCCACGGCTTTGTTCGCTTGGCCCACCGACAGACCGACCGACAGCAGTTCGGCATCTGTGTAGTGGTATTGCTCCAGTTCAAACGTGCGTTCACTCATTGCATCGTCTCCTTGATCGCGCCGTATTCAACGGCGATGATTCTTACTTCGTGCAGGAACGCGGTCAGCTTCGCCGTCTCCGACACGACATCGCGCCACGCCCCGGCTCGCTCCTCGCCCGACAAGCCCCGTTCCAGAGCGTCGCGCCAGATCGCCTCGACTCGCGCCAACTCCTGAACCTCGAATTCGTCGCAGTCTGCCAAGAGGCCGATCAGTTCCTGGACCGGCCAAGTCTTCAGCATCCAGACAACGCCCGTCGTCGAGCCGCACTGCAAGCAGGCGTGAATGCGTACCGGGATCTTCATCGCGCACCTGCGATCTGCTTCTGCTGGTTCTCGAAGAACTCGAACATCGTCTGCTGCACGTCGTCGGGCGACAAGCGGAACGGGAAGAACACTTCTTCCGGCTTCATCATTTCGGTTTCGAGGAACGCCAGCTGCGCTTGCAGCCACCGGAGGCCCTGCCGCCACGCGACTCGCTCGGCCTGCTCGGCAGAGAAGCGGCCACGCTCGCGCAGCAACAGGGCCAGCAGCGCCTTGGTGCGGATCGGCAGGCGGAACCAGATCGACTCGCCGCGCACGACCAGTTGGAAGCGCAGCCCCACGATCTTGCCCGCCCCGTCATAGTCGGTCGCGAGGCTCCGCGCCCCGCACTTCACCAGCAACGCCGAGATCTCGTGCGACGTCCGGTCGACGGATATCTCGGTGGTCTCCATGAGGAAGGTTCGCCGCGCCATTCACGCTCCTCCCATCGACCACGCCCCGATATAGCGGTCGTGGGTGTGCAGCGCTTCGGTTCCCATGCGGAGCCACTTCCGGCAGACGCCGCACCACACAGAGAAGCGGTTGCACGTGCGGCAGGGGAACATCTCGTTGTAGCGGTCGTCGCCCAGATCGACCGGGACCATTCCGATGCCGCCGCACTCGACGCACGTGCCGGGCGGCGGATACGGGACCTCCGCGATCACACGCGGAACCGGCTGGCCGTCCCACATGACGTAGTTGCCGTGGAACACGCGCATCGGTTTACTCCTTGGCGTCGAGCACGATCTCGCGCAGCGTGGGGTTCGGTTCGTCGACGACGGTCAACGCAGACGACTCCTCGGGCTCGATCACGTCTTCGTATTCCTTCAGGCGACCGCCGCGCAGCACGGCTGGCGCATAGTATTTGTGGAGCCGCGAGATGCAGCGCCAGTAATACATGTCCTCGCCGAACGACATGTAGTTGAACTTTTCGGAGAGCTTCTTCTTGCCGCCGCCCTCGTACACTTCCGCGTGCTCGGCTTGCATGGCGGTGAACGACACCGACACTTGCTGGCCTTTGCGGTCGAGCATCGGCTGGCCCTTGAACAAGATCCACAGCGTGCAGCCGGTGCACTTGCGCCACGGCTTTCCCTTGTCGTCTTTGGTGTCCTCGAAGGTCCACTCCGGTTGCCACGCGTAGCCCGCCTCCTGCAACGCCGACGCGACGCAGGCGTTTTCCAGCGCTGGCTTGCCGTTGATGAAGTACACGTTCTTCATGGAGTCCGCCCGGGAGAGGCCCCACTCGCGTCCCATCTGGATCTTGGTCATCGCGCGAGCAATGCCTTCGTTCAGACCCACGCCTTTGATATCGGCGAAGAGCCCGGACTCGGCGAAGGAGCGAGCCCGCCGCTGGTCCATCTCAAACGTCTGCCGCTCCGTCTCGACGTCGATAAGAGCCTTGATGGTGACGGCTTGCTTGTCCTGGTCGACGAGCTTCAGGATCTCGATGCTGAACGGCGAAGCCGTGCGCGTCGGCGGATCGGCTGGCGGGGCGAGCGTTGCGGTCTGGAGGTTCGGTGCGGTCGCCGGGATAGGCGTCGCGGTGGGCGGCGGCGGCGGTTGCTGCGTGGCCGGTTGGTCGGTGGGTTGCATCAGTCTTCTTCTTCCTTCGTGGCGGTTGCCTTTTTGTCTTTGAACCAAACTCGGCGATAGCCTTGTTCGGTCTTGGTGTACTGCGCTTGGAGCGCTGCCCGGTCGGCGGGGTCTTTGATGTGGTTGTACAAGAGGGCGATGGCCATGTTCTTGTAATCGAGCACTTCCTTGTCGGCGGTCTTCTTCCAGGTGAAGATGTGGTCGGGCGACTGGATACCCGAGCCGTCGCCCACGGCTGGCGTCAGGAGATTTTCGACGCGTTCGATTTCCTTGTTGAGCTTCGACCGCTGCGCCCGCAGGTCGCTATAGAAGTCGAGCAGATGTTCTTCATCGAGCGTGGCCCTTCGCGGTGGCTCAGGCCGGTTGGCCGGGAACCTCCGGTGGAGCCACGCCCTTGCATGGGGACTGGTATTGAGAGGCGGCTCTTCGTCGCCCACCAGATACCGTCTCCAAAACGTCTCGGCCTTGCGGAGCATCGGCCCTTCGAGAGCGCGGTCGCGGTGCAGTTCGTAGATGCGTAACGGGTCGTTGGCGGTGTCGCCCTGCACATACGCAGCGATCAGCCAGACGTCGGCGTCGAGCGCAGCCATGTACCACGCGGCTTGCAGCTGGACCCGCAGCGGGATCTGGTGCGGCGTCGGTCCCCATAGCCATCTTTGGTCATAGGCGACCACCTTGAAATCGACGCCCCAGTTGCACGACGGGATGCGTGCGTCGACGGTGTACGACTGAAAAGGCCGGTCCGGGTGAACGCGCGTCTCGTCATCCCACACCGCGTGGAGCCCGGTCTGATCGTTGAACACCGGACAGAGCGCTTGCTCCAGCGCTTTGCCCATCAGCATACGGGTGGTCGGAGCCTCGCGTGGAAGCAGTTGTTTCTTCTCGACCCACAGCGAAAAGCCATCGCGACGCGGGTCGACGCCGTAGAGAGCGGCGACGTCCGAGCCTCCGATGGTCAACGCCATTGACGGGTCGCGCATAGGACGTTACTTCCTCACCTTCGCCGGGGCCTTGGTGGCCTTCACCTTCGGCAGATGCTCGACGATCAAAGGGCTGAGAATTTCGCCCGCGCTTGCCCTGCCCGGTCTCCGCTCGGCGATGGCTTCCATCGCCTGTTGCAAGCGTTCCCACGCGTCGAGCGTGAGGGTGATGTGGATCTTCTTTACGTTAGACGGCATAAAACGACGCAACTTTCCCCAGTGTTTGTTTTCACAGACTTGGGATACTTTTAGGGTGATCTCCTGGCGACTGCCGCTTTGTCAGTCAACCGCCAACCGTGGATCACGAACCAAACGAATGCCAGAATAAGTCGGAACCAAATGCGTGTCAATACTTCAAAGCGACACGATGTGTCCGCGTTGTGTCTCTGCTGTGTCTTAGTTGTGTCGCTTCAATGGCCGGAACCCGTGCTGTTGTAGGAGACCTCTTACACGGGTGTTCGTTACACGATGACGACGAAAGCGTGGGAACTTTATTTTTCCGGCTGTTCGTCGCGCACCAGATCGCGACCGTTTGTGTCGATACGCCAGTTGCCTTCCAGCTTGTTCTGGCGAATGAAGAGCACCAGGAGCGCCTGCCGACAGGCCTGGATCGAGATGGCCTGCTGGGTGTTCTCACTGAGCATGGCGAGCAGCGCTTCGTCCATCTTGATGCGCTTCGGCCCCGCCAGTTGTGGCTTCGGCTGCGCGGCCACTTCCGGTAGCGGTGCGCTTGCTCCCGGCTGCGCGACGCCGTTGGTCTGTTGTTCTTCCATAGTGTTTCTATTCTCCTATTGTTTGCTTGTTAGGTAACGCTCACGATTGCGCCGCCTCGGACTTGAACCGTCTTGCCATCGGTGGTGGTAAAGCTGGCCGAGGCCACGCCGAAGTATTGGACGCCGCTCACGTAGGGGTTGAACCCGCTCGCCGCGACGCCGTAGGCCGGGGTATACACACCCTTGCCGATGAACACTTGCCCGGTGTTGATGACCTCCACGCCGCCCGCTTTGTAGTTGCTCGCGTCCACCGCATAGGCCGGGCAGTTCACGCCTTGCCCAATGAACTGGTAGAGGTTGTCGATGACGCGGATCGCGCCGACATAGTAGCCCTTGTCGGATCGGATTCCCGCGTTCCCCGACAGCAGCGTGTAGCCAGACCCGAGTAGTTCGAGTTCGGCCCACGCGCCTCCAGGCGCACGAACCAACGCGCCGATCTTGGAGCCGCCGCTATAGAGCACGAGGCCGCGCGTGACCACCGACGTCTGGTAGCCGCCGCCCACCAGCGTCAACGCGAGACTGGAATAGGTCGCGTCGAAAGTGGTCGGCCCGGTGGACAGCGTGTCGCTTCCCGCCGTGATGCTGAGGGCCGCGTTGTTGATGAACAGATTCCCGCTGGTGTCGGTCTTGACCTTGGCGTCCGAGTAGCCGGTGCCGCCCGCGCCGAAGACCTTGAACCAACCGCCATAGGCCCCGGTGTCGAGTTGCCCAACCCGCGCGACCACGGACGCCGCACCATCGACGACGTTGATCACGCCCGGCTTGCCGCCTCCCGCGCCGACGTTGATGGCGGTCGCGTTGAGCTTGTCCGAATCGACGGTGCCCACCACGAGCTTCGCGCCAGAGACGCTGCCGATTTGGCCGTCGGCGATGAGTCCAATGGTGATGGTGGCCGCGTTGATGGAACCGATCTGAGCCGCCGTGATCGTGCCGGTGATACTGGTCGCGTTGACGCTGCCGATCTGGCTGGCCGAAACGGTGCCGATGATCGTCGAGGCGTTGACGCCGCCGATCTGTCCCGCCTGGATCAAGCCGGTGATCTGGCCCGCCAGGATGGAGTTGATCTGCGCGGCCAGGATGAGGCCGGTGATATTCTTCGCGGAGAGTTGGCCGATGGTGTAAAACTTCAGGTGGCCGGTGAGCGTGTCCGGGTCGGTGCCTTGGTCGACGGAGGCGAGCCCGTCCGGAGTGACCTTGTAGAAGTGCCCGTTGGACGTCAGGTGATAGAACGAGTTCGGCGGGTTGTTGTCGTTCGGCAACGCGGGCGGGGCAGCGAGAATCTGGACGGGCCGCAGTGCGTCCGCATACTTCGCGAGGTCGTCGATGATCCCGTTGGCCAGCTGGTCCGATACGATCACGCCGTTGATCGTAGTCGCGTTGACCGAGCCGATCTGCCCGGCCTGGATGGCTCCCTGAATCGTGGTCGCGTTGACGGTTCCGATCTGGTCGGCGTCCACCAACCCCACCAGCGAGTTCGCGTTGACCGACGCGATGCTGCCTGCGTGCAGCCCTCCCGGTGCGATGTGAATATCGGAGACGGAGCCGGGAGCGACGGTGCCCACCGAGGGCCGCGTGGATTTGAAGCGGGACCGCTGCTCGATCAGCCGAAGGTAGGCTTCCAGATCCGGCTTGCTCTGGCCGAACTCGCAGGTGTACTCGACGTCTCCGTTGGTAAGCCATTGCATCGAGAGCGAGCGGATCACGAACAAGTCGTCGATGCCCAGCGCTTTTTCAACAATGGAAACACGCTGGCCCACCTTGAGGCCGTCCTTCCAGATCGTAAAGGTGCCCTGCTGCTGCGGGTAAGCGTATTGCAGGACCATCGTGCGTGCGCGAAGCTCGACGTCGAGCGGGTCGGTCAACTGCGGATCGACGATGGGATAGGAGAGATCGCCGTACTTCGCAATCGACACCGGGTCCTGGTAGTCGGCTTGCATTTGGATGCCGTTGGCGTCGAAGCCGCCGAAGACGTGGCAGTGATTCACCGGGTTGGTGAAGTCGTTGCGCCAATTGTCGACGCGCACCTTGAACGTGGTCACGTCGTCGTGCGCGGTCGAGAGATCGAACGGCGCAGCCGGGGCCGACTCCGGTGGGCCGTACCAGAAGTCGGCGTCGAAGTCGACGTGCCAGTCCGCCCCGGAAAGCTCGGCGAGATCGTCGGCGATCTGGCGCATCGTTTTCCCGAGGTAGTCATAGTCCTGGATCGATAGCGCGGTGGCCGTGATGTGCGTCGGGTGAACCAGCGGGCAGAACGCCTGCAACAGCGCCGTGAGAATCACCGCGTCGGAGCAGGGGAACGGAATCGCGACCGGCATGTAAGCCACGCTGCGGTCGAGCCACGCCGCGTAGTCGTTCAACTCGCAGCGGTAGAACGTGGTCGGCGAGACGCCATCGGTCTGCTCCATGCTGATGGCGAAGATCTGGCCTTCAAAGAGCTTGGTGATCCCGTCGCGCCCGTCGAGAATTGTCACTAAATAGAGTTCGCGGACGTCCAGCGAGAACACATCGTCGTCGTAGCGGGCCTCGTCGTATCGCGCGGCGGACTCCGGTGGCGAACCCATCAGCGTGATGCTGGCGGTCGTGATCCTGCGCGTGGACGTGGTGCCGATCCGCGTCTCGCTCAGACGCGCGAACACGGTGGCGTCGAGCCCGTTGATGAGGATGCGGCAGTTCATCGGAGCGTGCTGCTGGCGAGTTGCTTGGACAGGTTCATGGCGATCTGGTTCGCCAGGATATTGGCCGCGTCTGCGGTGGTGATTCCGTCCGCCTGGACTTGCACCATGATCGGGCGGGTCATCCAGTCGGTCAGGTCGCGGGCGAGCGTTTCGAGGGTCCCGCGAATGGCGGTGGTGTCGGTGCGGATCTGCGTTGTGTCGGCCAGCGTGTACTCGACGGTGGTCATCAGCGACGCCAGCGAGTCGTGGAACCAACCGCCGAAGGAATCACTATAGGCTGCAAAGTTATTTGCGTGCCCGAGAATCGCGTCGTGCAGCCCGCCCTGATCGAAATTCCACGCGAGGTAAGACGTGTCGTTGTGGATCTCGCCGAGCAGTTCTTTGATGCGGCCTTGCACGCCGACGCCGAACATTCCGAGCACGTCCGTCACTGCGGACACCGCTCCGGAGATGGCCGTTACCCAGCCAAGCGCTCCTGAGATCGCGCCCCCCGC